GAATAGCCCGGCGCTGGAAAAAGAGCGCGGGAAAATGGAGGGACATATCAGAGCCGAGATTGTGGCCTGACCAGTATGTTCACCATGCGGTCATTCAAGTTCTGGAACCGGTGCTGATGCGGGGAATGGACAAGTTCTGCTGCGGAAGCATCAAGGGCCGGGGCATCCATTACGGCGTTAAGGCAATCAAGAAATGGATGCGGACAGACCCGAAAGGGACGAAGTATGCAGAGGAGCTGGACATCCACCATTTTTACGACAGCCTGACCATTGAAACGGTGATGGCCCGCCTGCGGAGGCTGGTCAAAGACCGAAGGATGCTGGATGTGTGTGAGCGACTGATGAAGTATGGCGTCCTGATTGGCGCGTTTTTCTCACAGTGGTTTGCCAACACGGTACTGCAACCGCTTGACCAGATGATACGGAACAGCGGGCTGTGTGACCACTATATGCGGTACATGGACAACCTGACACTGTTCGGGCGCAACAAAAGGAAGCTACGAAAGCTGCGGGGCATGATTGAGGACTGGCTTGCAGGCCGCCGGTTGAAGCTGAACAACAAGTGGCAGCTCTATCCGACGGCAAAGCGGACGGTGGCGGCGCTGGGATACCGGTTCGGCCATAAGTTTTCCCTGCTGCGAAAGCGAAACATGGTGCGGCTGAAAAAGTCACTATCAGAATGTTACCGGGCCATGCGGAAACACCAGAAGATCAGGCCGAAACTGGCACAGGGCCTATTGTCACGGCTGGGCCAAATGAAGCACTGCAACCATGTACATTTCTTTGAGAAGTATGTGGAAACAGGGCTGCAACGAAAATTGAAGCTCGTGGTAAGAGAGCATACGAGAAAGGAGCAGGCAAGATGGAATATGTGTACGGAACCGCTGAAATCGACGGCGTGATGCGTGAAAACCTGAAAGTCATTGGCGGCCCGAAGCTGGAGGAGGGGGAGTACCTGACCACGGTTCGGGAGTACGATGACAACACGATCACAGACCGGTGCCGCATTGACCGGCACTATCTGACGGCGGAGGACGAGGACGGGACGAAGTACGACTTCTATGCCATCAGCGAGCATTACCGCTACATCGACCGTACCAAGATGCTGGATGAAACCAAGGCGGCGACGGAGATCGCCTTTGTCGCCCTGGCCGAGACCGGCGGCATCGACGGGACGACTGCCGGGGAACACAAAAATCTGTTTGAGGAATGGCAGGCGGGGGTCTCTTACAAAGTGGGCCAGTACCGGCGCTATGGAGAGAAGCTGTACCGGTGCGTACAGCAGCACACCTCGCAGGCGGGATGGGAGCCGGACAAGGCGGCAAGCCTGTGGTCTGTGGCCGCTGACCCTGCGGAGGAGTGGCCGGAATGGAGCCAGCCGCTTGGAGCGCATGACGCCTACGCCAAGGGGGCAAAGGTGTCGCACAACGGGAAGCACTGGGTCAGTGATGTGGATGCGAATGTGTGGGAACCCGGCGTCAGCGGGTGGTCGGAGGCGAAAGAATGAGCAGCCATTTGCAGATCATCGCTGAACTGGAGACGGTGACAGAAATCCAGGCAAAAGCCATCCGTGTTCTGGCAACCCGCCTGGCGGAGCTGGGCGACACGGAGACCGGGCGGGACGAGATCGCGGAAGCCGATAAGGCATACCGTGAGGCCATCGGCGGAACCGATTGGCCGGGCTGATACGCAGGAGGACGAGGGAATGTACATCGACGCGGACTTTATCATCAAGGCAGCAAGCCTGCTGAGCGCACTGGGGGCATTGGTGGCGGCGGTCGTGGCCGTGTACAAGGTGCTGGAGAACAACAGGAAACAGAACGAGTTCATCAACGCCATGCAGGAGGAGCAGACCTTGATCTGCTACGGACTGCGGGGCGCTCTGCAAGGGCTTGTGGAGCAGGGGTGCAACGGGCCATGCAAGGACGCACTGGCGAGGTTGGACAAGCACCTGAACAAAAGCGCCCACCCGCATATCCCGGAGGGCTGAGATGGCCGGGCGGCGGGTGAACAAAAAGACGAAACGCAAGAAGAAGCGCATCGGAACGATGGACTTGATCTTGCTGCTCGTCTTTATTTGTCTGGTTATCTTTACCGTTACCATGATACGGCTGTTCCAGGTCTACGGCTCGGTGCCGGATACCCTTGTAACCTGTGTGTTTGCCACACTGGGCGGGGAGTGCGGTATCCTGGGCTGGATAAAGACCAACAAGGATAAACGGCAGGACAGACGGTGGCAGCGGGAGGATATGAAACGGGAAAGGGAGGCGATGGAGCAGGCCATGCAACAGACAGAGGAACCGTAAAGGAGGGATAGATCGTGCTGAACGGCAGGAACAATGAGGAAAAAATCTGGAACTACCTGAAAGGCGCAGGGTTAAACGACTGTGGAGCCGCTGGGCTGATGGGAAACCTGTATGCAGAAAGCGGCCTGCGACCGGACAACCTGCAAAACACCTACGAAAAAAAGCTGGGTATGACGGACGCCTCATACACGGCGGCGGTTGACGGAGGAACCTATACCGGGTTCGTGCGGGACTGCGCCGGTTATGGGCTGGCACAGTGGACTTACTGGAGCCGGAAACAGGGACTTTTCAATTTTGCCAAGGCGGCGGGCCGGAGCATCGGAGACCTGGAGATGCAGCTTGATTTCCTGATGAAAGAGCTGCGTGAGGGTTACAAAGCTGTTCTGACCATGCTGAAAACGGCGGGAAGCGTCCGGCAGGCATCAGATGCAGTCCTGCTGCAATTTGAGCGCCCGGCAGATCAGAGCGAGACGGCGAAAAAGCGCCGGGCCTCGTTCGGGCAGAAGTATTATGACAGGTACGCAAAACCCAAGGAGGGACAAGCTGTGGGAACATTCAAGCCGAGACTGACCCGACCGGAGGCGGGCAACAAATATTACATCACCAAGGCGAGCGGAGGATGGTCGGACGCCATCAAGGGAAAGCCGGTGGACGCGCTGTGCAACACCCTTTCCAACTGCGTGGGCTATGCCTATGGGCGATTTAATGAGATCGGCGGTTACGGGTGCTGCAAATATCTGCGGCCCGTGAACGCCGAAAACTTTATCCAGTTTGCCGGGGGCCTGGCCGTAGGTCAGGAGCCGAAGCTGGGGGCCTGCATGGTGTGGCGCAAGGGAGCGACGCTGAACGGATCGGATGGAGCGGGTCATGTGGCAATCGTGGAGCAGATCATCAGTGCAACTGAGATCGTGACCAGCGAAAGCGGATACGGAAGCAAAACCCCGTTCTGGACAAAGCGCCGGAAGAAAGGTGCAGGGAACTGGGGAGCCGGGAGCGGGTACACTTTCCTGGGCTTTATCTATAACCCGGCTGTGAGCGGAAGCACCACGACAACCCCGGCACCGAACCCGCCGACAACCGGAGGCGCAACCGAAGCGCTGAAATACAAGGTGGGCCAGATGGTGCAATCTCTGGCGAAGAAGCACTACACCAGCTCCAATGCGGCGACGGGAAAGAACTGCAAGCCGTGCGAGGCAAAGGTGACGGCCATCAATCCGGGAAGCAAGCACCCCTATCATGTGGTGGGCACTTCTGTGTATGGATGGGTAGACGAGGACGACATCGCGGCCACGGCATCTGCTGACGCAGCCCTTGCTGTGGGCGACCGGGTGAAGATGGACAAGTCGGCAACGATCTACGGCACCATGCGCAAGTTTGCTGCATGGGTATATGCCGCAAAGCTGTATGTGCGCGGCATTGACGGGAACCGCGTGGTGGTATCCACGCTGAAAAGCGGGGCTATCACCGGCGCGGTTGACAAGAAGCATTTGACGAAAGTGTAATAGGAGGGTATACACATGGATAACATTATGCAGTACATTCCCATGGCGGTATCCGCTGTTCTGCTGGCGGCTCTTATCCTGACGGTGGTCACCAACATCATCACCCAGGTTCTCAAAAAGCTCACCTGGGAAAAGATACCCACCAACATTCTGGCCTTTCTTGTGGCGATGGCCGTGACCCTTCTGGCGTTCTTCGCAGCCTGTCAGATCATGGCGTGGGCCGTCACCTGGTACATGGTGGCCGGAGCAGTAGCCCTGGGCTTGTTCGTCGCCTACGCCGCTATGTTTGGATATGACAAACTGCGAGAGGCGCTGGAGCAGATTATTAACTGGGAAAAGAGAAAAACAGAGTAAAGATGTCCCCCGGCTATCACACTTACAGGTGCGGTAGCCGGGGGATTTTTCATTATACACGCAACAGTGAAAATAACTATTGCGGAGCGGGGAAATATTGGGTATCATAAGGGTGTAAAATGCGACAAAACAAGACAAGCGGAACGGAACCGGGAAACCGGAAACCGCCCGCCGGGATGCACGGGAGGAGGTATTACAGTGCAGGCCAAGGAACGCACATTTAAGCACCTGACAAAGAACGACAGGCTGAGAATGGAACGGTGGCTGAACAAAGGGATGAAGCCGAGAGAGATCGCGGATAAGCTGCGCGTCCACATCTCCACCGTCTACCGGGAATTGAAGCGGGGAGAATATGAGCGGCTGGATGGGGACACCTGGGAGATGGTGACGGCGTACAGCCCGGACATCGCAGAGGAGCGGTATCAAAATCACTTACGGGAAAAAGGGCCAGACTTGAAGATTGGAGCAGATCACGAATTGGCCCGATACATCGAGGAGACGATCATCGCCAACGATTGCAGCCCTGCCGCTGTACTGGGGTATGCAAAGATGGAGGGCCGGACATTCAAGACCTCTGTTTCCGTAGCAACCATTTACAGCTATATCAAAAAAGGGATATTCCTGCGTATCACACAGGTGGATTTGCCGCGGCGCGGGAAGAAAAAGCAGGGGTACAAAAAGGTAAAGACAAGGAAAGACCAGGCCAGGGCATCTGCCGGTGAGAGCATCGAACGCAGACCGGAGAGAGTAAAGAACCGGGAGGAGTTTGGGCACTGGGAAATGGATACGGTGTACAATAAAAAGGATAGTACCAGCAAGGCGCTTCTGGTACTGACCGAGAGAAAGACCCGGCGGGAGATCATCATACTGATACCGAACCGCAAAGCGGAGACCATTGTTAAAGCATTGGACGCGCTGGAGCGGAAAATCGGAGCAGTGAATTTCAGGAAGATTTTTAGGACGATTACGGTTGATAACGGCTCTGAGTTCTCGGCGGCGGAGGAGATGGAGCGCAGCGCTGTCAACAAGACCATCCCCCGGACAAAGGTTTATTTCTGCCACCCCTATTCATCGTGGGAGCGCGGGAGCAACGAAAACGCCAACATTATGATTAGGCGGAAACACCCCAAGGGAACCGACTTTGAAAAGGTGAGCGCAAGACAGATCGCAGAGACCGAACAATGGATAAACAACTACCCCCGGAAGATACTGGGGTATATAAGTAGCGAAGTGGCTTTCCGGGCCTGCTTGCGGGAAATAGGGCTATCGGCGTAGGCAGTATGGGACACATGGGAGAAAGGGGGAAACTGGAGGGGGCATGAGGAACATAATAAGGGAAAGCGGAGGCTGCCGACCAAGGGAATTGACGGCGGCCATATTGTCATGTTAAAATTAGACAAAATAAAAGGCGAAAATTTGTGCGCAATAAATGCTTGACTTTTTCTTTTTTCGTAGAATTTCAAAAAATCCTTGACTTTTTCGGATTCTTCCCTTAAAATAAATCAGTCTGCGAACGCAGACAATCCTTACTCCCGGCGCGACCGGGGGTCAAAAGTCCAAAAGGAGGTGCAATCAACATGGCTAAGATCACCGGTAAGTATGAGGTGCTCTACATCATCAACCCTACCCTGGGTGAGGAGGGCATCGCAGCACTTGTGGAAAAGTTCAAGGCAATGGTGGAGGCGGAGGGTACTCTGCTGAGCATTGACGAGTGGGGCAAGCGTCGCCTGGCCTACGAAATCAATGACCTGAACGAAGGCTACTATGTTCTGATGGACATGGAGTGCAAGCCCGAGTTCCCCGCAGAGCTGGAGCGTGTGATGAAGATCACCGAAGGCGTTATGCGCTGCCTGACCACTGCAGTGGAGGCCTGATATGCTCAACCACATCGTTATCATGGGTCGCCTGACCCGTGACCCGGAACTGCGCCGTACCGGCAGCGGTGTCGCCGTAGCCAGCTTCACTCTGGCTGTGGATCGGGACTTCGCGCCCAAGGACGGCGGCGAACGGGAAACTGACTTCATCGACTGCGTGGCCTGGCGGCAGACTGGAGAATTTGTCTCCAAGTACTTCACCAAGGGTCGCATGGCGGTGGTGTCCGGTCGGCTGCAAATCCGCGGCTGGACCGACAAGGACGGCAACAAGCGTCGCAGTGCTGAAATCGTAGCGGACAATGTCTACTTCGGCGACAGCAGACGTGACAGCGAGAGCGGCAATTCCTCCTACAGCAATAACAGCTATGGCGGAAATAACAGCAGCAACAGCTACAGTGCTCCCGCTCCCAGCTACGGCGGCTATTCTGCCCCCGCAAGCGCTCCCGCATCGGATTTTGCGATGCTGGAGGATGATGACGCTCAGCTGCCCTTCTAACAACGAACTTTTCTGCAAAAAACTTACAAGGAGGGAATTTCCATGGCTAACGAACAGCGTATGCGTCCCCGCAAGCGCAAGAAGGTTTGCGCGTTCTGCGTGGATAAGGTGACCGCTATCGACTACAAGGACACCGCAAAGCTCCGCCGTTACCTGTCCGAGCGCGGCAAGATTCTGCCCCGCTGTACCACCGGTACCTGCGCCGCTCACCAGCGTGACCTGACCACCGCCATCAAGCGTGCCCGTCAGATCGCCCTGCTGCCCTACGTCGCTGACTAAAAGGTTATCACGCCCCCCGGAAAACCCCGCCCCCGGGCGCCTCTCTCTGGCG